ATCGCAAAGATGAGTCCAGTTGGCGAGGTCATTGGCTGAACCGATGCAACATCGTATGCCATTAGATTTGGCATTGAACGACGAACAAGCGAGATGAGGATAGGATCATATCCTGCAAGACCACTTGATGCGGTACTATTGTATGTTAGATTTACATCTGCTCCAACATTGTTTGCGGGAGCAGCCTCGCGGAGAGCCTGTTCCTGATTCTCAAGAAGGATTGCCGTGACTGCACGGCGATAGTTGTCCTTGATCGGAGAGAGGCTGTCATGCTCCATGACTGGCTTCCACTTTCGCTCAAGTTGTTCTACTAGTGTGAATGTTCCCATTTCTTTTTACTCCTGTTAATTTGAACAGTTTATCTGTTCTTAAGACCTTTGCGTGAAAGAGCAGAAATATAGTTCTGCATGATTGGATTGGTTGATGCTGGTTCCTCGGCTGATTCCTGCTCGTCTTCACCAGACTCAAGAATCACCTCTTCCGATAGTTCGGTTGACACAGGAGCAGCCTTGCGAACTCGCCTGTTGTTGCCGAAATATGATTCCTTCAATACAGAGAGTTTTTGCTCGAACATTTGCTCCGAGTCAAATTCAATTCCCTCCGCAAGAGTGCGAAGTTTTTCAATCTGAGTGTCTGCTAGACCATTGCAATATGACTCAAAGATATCATTGCAGCGAAGAGCAAGAATCTGCTTTCGTAGTTCCATGTTCTCCGTGACCTTTTCATTGATTTCATTCTTGAGTTCATCTACAGTAATATCCATCTCATCGATGAGATCTACCTTATCTTCGGGAACTTGTATGTAGTTCTGCTCGAATATATCGCGAATTCCTCTAAGGAAATTGTCTGCAATCTCGCTTCTTATGCCACTCTCGACAGCAATGCGATTTTCCTTCATCCATTCCTCTGCGATGTAGGAAATATAATCATTGACACGATTTGCAAGTTCGTCAAGAATCATTGAGGTATTTTCCTCAATGGTCTTTTCATATGATTCCTCAAGTTTCGCAACTATGGCATCATATCTCTCATTGACGGCGGCTTCAAATACTGCCACAGCCTTGTTCTTGAAATCTTCCGAAAGTTCCTCTCCATCGAACATGGCGGTCATGTGCTCGCTCATGGTGAAGTCGGTCTTATCTGGAATCTTTGCTTTACCCTTGAAAGGAAGTTTTGATGAAATGGATGCCTTGTTCTGTGCAGACTTATCCTCGGCGTCTGAGGATTTCTTGGCCTTTATCTTGCCTCAAGATCCTGTGAATAGGTTTCTGCATCAACGACAACCTCATATTCCTCACTGAGGTCTTCATTCTCTTCTTCATCATCGATGAACTCCTCATCTTCCTCTTCTTCGGAGATGGTATCATCATCGTCTTCTAGGGTTTCCTCATCCTCATCAACGAATTCCTCATCATCATCGATTTCTTCTTCGCTGATGGTATCTTCATCTTCAAGGATTTCTTCTTCTTCGAAAAACTCTTCTGGCTGTGGCATTAGAATCTCCTTTATCTTTCCATATGTATAAAAGTTAAAGTTTAGAAATGAAATCCTTGAAGACTTTCAACTTTGCTTCTTCTAGATTTCTAGAACTACTATTTCTGATTGTATTTTTATAGGAGGCTATCTGCCTCTCGGATAGAACACCATTGTTCCATATCCATTCCTTACCTTCCATTATTCCGTTGACGAAGGCATTTGGGGCTGAAGGATCGGCAACTATGTCAACTGTGGCAAGATTGAAATCATCCTGAACTTCATTGATTCCATTGACTTGTTTCAATGAACCCATACCCCTGGATGACACTCCAAGACGAACTCCTTCGTCTATTAGATTCTGAACTATCTTTCCATACGGAGTGTCAAGAACCTTTGCCTTACCATAGACAGTGGTTCCATCCATCTTCAGTTCCTTGATTATATGGGAAGTCCTATCCAGATTGATTCCTGGACCTTCTGGATGACCAAGTTCTCCAAGTGAACGACTAGTTTTGATATACTTGTCATTGTAACGCTCAACTTCTCGCTCCATGATTGGCTTACGATATATTCTTCCGTTGTTATTGACGCGCTCGGACTCCATGAAGATGCCACGAATGAAGTAGTTCTTCCTACCACCACCGGCATCCTCAGATAGGGTCTGAATGTTGTCTTCCGTATGTTCGGTGATCAGTAGCATCTTCGGCTCCTTTTAGCGGTACTTGCCCTTGTTCTTGGTTTTTGCTGCCTGTGCTGGAGTCAGGTTTCCGGCCTTTACTGCTGCATTGATTCGGGAACCAAGAACTTCATCCTTTGGCGATTCGATCTGACCATCCTTGTCATAGTCCTTGGAAACCTTTTTCTTTGGTAGGGTTCCACCGCTATAACGATTGGCAGACATGTAACCTTCATTCATTTCTTCTTCACAGTCATCACAGCCAAATAGATTTGCTGCCACTTCCTTTCGGGCCATTTCCAACTGATCGGCAACAGCAGAAAATACAAGATTGCTCGTCAATTCCTTTGCGGTTACAAAATCCTCGTCCATGATAGTTCTTATTAGTTCTTTAGAAGTAGACATTTTTTTCTCCAGTATTCCTATTTATTTTTTCTTTGATGTTTGAGATTTCTTGGTCTTTTCCTTGTCAACACCGATTGTCTTCTGTAGCATCAATTCATCATGTTGTGCCTGGAATTGCTGTTGATTCTCCACATCACCGAGAAGTCTTTGAGTATCAACCTGTGTAGTTACCTGAGTTGGCATTGATGACTCTGGATCAATCGCTTTTTCGCTCTGTATTTGATTATCAATATCCTCAATCTCATCATCCGCCATTCTCATTATGTTCTTTTGGACATATCTCTTTGAGAAGTATTTTCCGAGATACGGGTCCGCAGACATGACAAGATTCAATCGTGTTCCCAATATCTCATTTTCCTTCGATTCCGTAAAATACGAATCCTTGCGGAAATCAAATCGAATCAGAGGATGTAGATATTCCCAATCATCCTTGGTGATTACACCCTTCAAAATCAACTGCGTCTTCAATAGTTCTAGGAACAATTCGGAAAACTTCTTGCGCAAACGCTCGACAAAGCGGAAGAACTTGAGTTCATCTCTGGTTATCTCAGCCTGTCTTCCCATATTGAATCCGTTTTGATCAGTCTCAAGACGGGAAGTTGGAACATTCAAGGACTTATAGAGTTTTTTCTGAAAATACAGCACATCATCCATCTGTCCAAGATTTTGACCACCTGGCAAGGTGCTTATCTCTGTTCCCTTACCACCTTCTCGTCTTGGCAACCAGAAGTCCTCAAGCATGGTCATGTGCCTACGCTCATCCTTCAATTCCCCCGTGGAGGCATCGTAGACGAGTTTATTTCGATAGCGATTCATTATTTCACGAAGATACTGCTCTGCCTTGTTCTTTGGGAGATTTCCGACATCAATATAGAATACTCTTCTTTCTGGAGCACGGGATAATCTATAGATCACCACTGCATCTTCAACCATCCTGAGTTGATTCAACGGTTTTAATGCCTTATGAATATAAGATAGAACCCTCTTTTTTCCAGAATCAAACAATCCACTATGAACATAGCAAATTGAATCTGTAGTTATCTTCACACCCTTCACAGGAGCAGTATTGGTAAATGCAGCAGTGCTGTTTGATATTTCTTCCCTATCATTATAGAGAAAGAACTCCTCTACCTTTGCAACCACATCAGCACTCGTATCCTTGTCCTTTTTCTTGAGGACATTCCTTACTTTTCTGATGTGAGTAGATTCAACTGGTCTTATTTCAACAAGACCTCTCTTCGGATTTTCCTTGTCTATTATCTTGTGATAATATAAACGGCCATCGATATACCATTTTCTGAATATCTCGTATCCCTTGTCCTGAAATTTCAACAGTCGAAGAATTTCATGAAATTCCTCTACTATCTTTTCCTGTATCTTGGGAGAGAGGCTTTTCCCTTCCACCTCTATTTCAACTGGCTTTTTTGTATCATCATATACAATTGCTTCATTGCATATGTCATCTATAGCCATCTCAACTTCTGGATACAAAGCCATCTCGCGATATTTCTTTATCATGTCTGCGGAAGATTTTATTCCTCCGTCAAAATCCATGTATGAACTGAAATATACACCAGATGAAATAGGAAAAGCACCATCTTCAAAATCTGGAGGTGCAAACGAAGCATTTGCAGTCACCTCGTCCTGTTTCAAGGTTGGCTCTGTTTTACCAGTTCTACCGAATGAAAAACCAAAAAGTTCAAATGCCATTCATCTCTCCAATAAATCTATATTATCCACCAGGCGTAAAGGAATTCAAACCAGGCTTTGGATTTGCATCTGGTGTTCCAACATTCGATGTAAAGTACGAGTATGCCAATGAAACGGAGAATTCCTCTATCTGATCGTTTGCGTCATAACTTAGTTCTATTGGTGATATTTCAGTTGGGAAGCAACCTATCAGGGTATAAGCCTTGACTGGCTTTCCTGCACGATTCAATTGATTGACAGTCCAATTGCAGAATACTGGTTGTGCAAAATTTATGAATTCATTCGTAGCAACATTTCTTTCTGCTGACTGTATGGCATTGACCCAAAGTTCAAACAGATTTCTCAGTTGGAACTTGTTGTCATTGATGATTGTTATCTGCCAATCAGCATAGGTTCTATCGCCAGGAACCTTTATTCTTCTTCCACGATATGGTATTTCGATTGTCCCCAATGCAGTGCCAGGCAAAGATGCTGCACGAACAAGGAACGGCGTCAGTGGACTTTCGGTTCCGCCTATCGATCCCTGAACTTCAAATAGAGATGGCTTTACGCCCGATCCCTGCATTGCATTGGCAAAGTTCTTGATGTTCATTTAGTTACTCCTCTATCCCTATTTATTCGGTGGTTGTTAGATTGAAATCGCTTCTTGTTGCAATAAAGTTCAACTGAATGAAATTAATTGATTTGGCTGGCTTGACATAGATATCCGCAACAAACTGATTCTTGTCTATTACTTCAGCAGTATTGTTTGTCTCGTCACAGACAACCTTGAAATCAAGTATTCCTCTTTGTGCCTGAATGGTTGCAAGGAATGGATTCACAAGATTTCTGAACTGAGATCTGCTGAATTCGTCATTGAACTCGAACAGAGAATACTTTGCTGACTTTGCAATAGCCTTTTCAATCGCTACGAATACACGGCGAACATTGATACGATCAAATGCACTTGGTTTTGTCAACAAGGTCTTGTCGCCAAACAATACTGTTCCAGATCCGTCATTGAACTCTACGAATGTATTTACTTGATTCTTGTACAAGTCATCTCTATTCGTCTTGCTGTAGTTTGTTTCAAGTCTTATTACATTTCTCAATGCTCCGCGCGAGAATCCTGCTGGTGACTCCCATGGTATTTCCTGAGCAGATAAAATACCTGCCACATCAGATGACAATGCCATTCTACGAATTTGATTATTGAATGCATCAAAATACAATTTTCTTCCAGCGACCAGCACAGTATATGAGTTTGGGGGAAGATTCAACAAAGCCTTTCTATAGTTTATTGCATTAGATGTTGCCTGTGATGAATGCTGTGTGAATGAACTTGGCTTTGGTGTGGGAAGAACAAAAATCGTGTCTTTCCTCTTGTCTATAACTGCATCATACACAGAACGCTCAAGTGCAGCGGTTTCGTTTGTCGAATCGTTTGCAACCGATGATTCCTGCATGAATAGTATGTCAACGGAAGAGTTATCATCTGCAAAGATAGAATAAGCATTCAATTTTTCCTGCAATGTTGGATTGCTGGTGCTTGAACTTCCAAATCCGAATGAAGACTCGTAGTAGCCATTGATGGTGTATGTTATTCCATCTGGAAGAGCATATCTGCTTGTTATATCACCAAACGATGTAGATGCAGTTGAAAGAGTTGAACCACCACCAGCAAATCCAAATGGACGAGTTAGATAGACATAGGATGAATTTCTGTTGATATAATCTCTATAGAATACATTTTCATTGTTTAGATTTCTTCCATCAACAGCCTTTGACAACAACTCAAATTTTTCAAGAACCGAATTCTTTGGTCCAAACTTACCACCAGCGTCGATTACGGCAATGCTCAATTCATCGTTTAAACCACCAAGGCTTTTTGCATAATCCGATGTTCCAGGAACTTTGTCGAATATACGAACAATGGAGAAATCTTCCTTATTCTCGACCGATGTTCTTGCAGTTGAACGACCAAACTGCTTAAGTGCATAGGTAAAATCCTGCCTGATGCCACCACATGTTCCATCAGCCATGAATGTCAATCCAATTATTGCAGTCGATACTCCATTCACCGTCTCATATAGTTTGTTCACGGAAGATGGAGTTGTTAGACCAGCAAGCAATGCCCATCCATTGTTGAAGGTATTTACTGATGGACTTGTCTTTTCAACATTAAACAGATCCTTGTAGACCCTAGACCAGGTGTTTCGATACAGTTCGAACAAGGTTTCGTTGAATATCAACTCACCAAAGTGGGTTATTGAAGGACTTCCTGCCTGATTTATCCAAGTGAATCCATGCAATCTTGTTATTGGTGCAGTTACTCCATGGTATGTCGAGCCAAGCCTTGCCCCATAGTTCATGTTGGTGTTGTCACCGTCGATAAGAATGATGTCAACTGCATCATTTATTATCTGACTTGGTCTTGCAAACACATTCTTTGGATTTATATTGCTGGCGGAACTGATGTTGTATTTTGCAAAAGGATTGTACTTGGTTCCATTTCCAAGAGTTGCATCCTCAATTTCATGATAATTGGTGTAGTTGCCTGTTGGATTCGTTCCATTCTGAGTAAGTGTATAGTTTGCTGTTGTTGTTCCCGTGGCATATAGAGTGGAAAATCCGCTTGGATTCGATAGTTGATCTATGAAAGCACTTGCAGATGTACCTGGATTCATCAAAGTGATCATCAAATACTTCAATGAATTGTTTGCTGTAACACCAACAGAACTTATTACACTTCCATCAAACGATATTCCATTTGTATAATCATATGAGAAGGTATATCCAATAGTTCCTTCCTGAATACCCGTGGTTCCAAGAGTGTATCCTCTTGCAAGAATATAGTCAATGTATTGTGGACTGCTGCTCTCAGCAGTTGATCCATCATAAACTATAACCTTAAGTGAATTTCCAAAATTACCTGGATACTTTGCACGGAATCTTGCAATCGGTTCTATTCCATCGCTTGCAGAAAAACCACCGATATTTCTGAATTCATCTTCATTCTTGATTATTCTGTAGGTGCAGTTGCTGATCGAAGATATTCCTGGATCAAGAGATGCGGCATTTGCATCAAGCGCAGGAACAATCCTGATAACCTTGAGATTGTTGGAATATCTTAGAAAATTTGATGCAGAAAGAAAATCGTCTTCGCTCAAGGTATCTGATGGATCAAGTGTTGGCTTTCCAAAAATTCCAGCCAATTCAGATTCACTTGAAACAGTTGTTGCTATTGAACCCGGACCCCAGTTGAAAACTCCAACCATTCCAGCACTGTTTGCAGCCTGTGGCTGAACAAATTCAGAGAGATCGATTTCAGATACATTTACGCCCGGGCTTAGTTGAGTAGGAATAGGACTAGCCATTTTCTCTCCTTAGATAATCTCAGTGAATGTGCTGTCTGTTCTTGTCGCAATGAAATTCAGTTGAATGAAGTTTACAGATCTATTTGGTTTCACATAAATGTCAGCAACAAATTGGTTGTTGTCGATTACTTCAGCGGTGTTGTTTGTCTCGTCACAGACAACCTTGAAGTCAGTTATTCCCCTCTGTGCTTGAACATTACGGAGGTACGGAATTACAAGGTTCCTAAATTGGGAACGGGTAAATTCGTCATTTACCTCAAACAAGGAATATTTAGCGGCTGCTGAAATAGCCTTCTCAATTGTTATGAACAACCTACGGACATTTATTCTGTCAAAGGCACTTGGTTTCTTGAGAAGAGTCTTGTCACCATATAGAAGAGTTCCCTCTCCGCTGAATGTGGCAACCGGATTTACTCCAGCCACATAGAGAAGATCGCGTGCTGCCTGATCTGGATTGAATGCCAGTTTAATGACATTCTTGATGTTTCCCCGATTCAAACCCGCAGGTGAGTACCATGATTGTGTGTTGAATTCCGTGCGAGCACACAATCCAGCGATGTCCGCATTCAATGGAATATAACGGAAAATATCGTTATACTTGTCATAAATGTATTTCCAACCACTATCCATAACGACATAAGAGGAATTGATTCCATATGTCGTGTTTCTAGTTGTTATTACATTGCTGGCTGCCTGTGATTGAGTCTTATTTAGCACATCACTCAATAGAGGAGATACAAATAGAACACAATCCTTTCTATCATTGGCAAGATCTGCAAGCAATTTAACATTATTTGAATCTGCTCTACCAGAGATCAGTAGGGATATATCAACATTATCTCTATCGGCAAACTTACTATATCCACCAATCCACAACATGGAATTGTTGTTTGCAGATGCTGTTGCACCACTGAAACTATATCTTGATACGGTTGCGTATCCTCCGGAAATGTCCGCAAATTGTGTAGTCATATCCCTTGGAATTGTCTGATTCCACAGAGATTCAACATTCGATGCCCAGACATAATTTGAATTGTTATTTATGACACTGGCAACATAATTCGGAACCCCGTCATTATTCTTGGCATCATATGCCTTGGAGGCATTTTCAAAAACCTCAAGAATCGCTCCTCTGGTTCCAGTGAAGTTTCCATCTTCATCGACAACAACCACATTCACTTCATCATTGTTTCCACCCCTGGTAGCAGTCTGAGTGCTTGTACTCGCAGACAATTGGAATAAATCTGCATACTTGCTTCGATACTTGATTGTGGCTCCAGAAGGAATCGTACTTGAGACATAGTTCTTAAGAGTGACATTGTTTCCAGATGCGGAATCAACCAAGAATGTTTGTGAAAAGTTTGAAGTTTGATAAATCAATTTATCATTTTCTTCAAATGTTCCACCAACGCTTGCACTCAATGTAAGCACATTTGTGGCAACTGCTGCTGCTGATGTGGTCGTAAGAGTTGTCTCTCCATCGCCATCTATCATCACAACCTTGAGAGAATTTCCTAAAACTCCAGGATATTTTGCATAGAATGGATATGTCAAACCAGATCCAAGAGAAGCCATGACATCTTCATTTACATATCGAAGACCTGTTATTCCCGAAGAATTTGCATTGGTTTCGTCTGTTCCGACAACACGAACAACCTTCAGATTTCTACTATACTGAAGAAAATTCGCTGCACAATGAAAATCTATTCCATCTTCTCCTCTTGGAGGTTGACCAAAGACTGCCTTTAGTTCATCCTCGGAGGTGATTGTGGTAATTTTTTCCGCTGGTCCCCATTGAAAGACCCCCGCAAATGCTCCAATCGCAGTGGCGACATTTGGAACCGTGGTTGTGAGGTCTATTTCCGAATAGTTCACACCGGGGCTAAGTTGTACTGGTAGTCTGCTCATTTATGTGTTCTCCCGATGAATCTATGAGATATGTAGGATTTTTGGTATTTGAATCAGTACCAGGAATTCATATCCTGTTCCCTTTGCTTGAACCAAAGAGTTCCATCGGGAGTTTTCTCCACCGCATCCATATCTTCAATACCATCGTCCACGAATCCAAATGGGGTCATCTCTTCTTCCACCTGCTTGATCTTGTCCTGATAGATATCCTTTCTAATATCCAGATTAGAAAGATCCTTGAAGTATGGCTGACTGGAAAGCCAACCAAATATCACCAGGGTCATAACCAGATCGTCGTGATATCCCACCTCTGCCTCAAAGGAATTCTTCTTGGCAACAAAAGCAAACATCTCCTTGATCACATCGAAATCCTGTATGACGATCTTCTCCCCCTCAACTAGAGACTTGAGGATGGAGCATCCTGTCCTCTTGACCACCTCGCTCATGCGGACTCCGAACTGACTTACTCCACCGCCGAATCCACCGTCAAGAACTTGCCCCTTCCTACCACGAAGAGTGGCAGACAATAGGTTCTCATACTCAAGTTCACTGTGAATAATCTCGGCAACCTGGCCACCCATGTCATTGATCTCGACCAGTACATATGCATTGTTGTATTGCTTTGCCGCAGCATGGATGGCATTGGGAAATACCATTGGTGACATTGAGTTGTTCTTGAATGTTGCCACCAATCTGTAAGGAGTGGTAGTGATGTCCATGACCGTGAATGCAGAGTAGTCGATGTTCTGTCCACGCGAGACATCCACGCAGATGACATAGGTGTGCTTCTCCTCTGGCTTTGCATAGACCTTGAACCCTTCTCCGTTCTTATAGATCGGATCGACATATGCCAAGGTCTTCAACTTTGACGGGGATATCAGGGTATGAATGGATCCAACGAAGTCACACTCAAACTCCGTGCGGAACTGCTCCTCGGAGGTATTGGCAATGGTCTCTTCCTTCCACTTCTCATCACGACCAGGCACATCCGACCAATGCACATCGATTGGAATATATGAGTTTCGCTGATTGGTGGCATCCGTCCACAACTTGTAGTAGAGGTTCATTCCATGGGGAGTGGAGACGATGAACACCTTCGTCTCCTGACCTGACGAGATGGTGGGGTAGACTGAGGAGAAGAACTCCTCTGCCACATTCTGAGGAACATAGGCAAACTCGTCAAGGAAGATCATGTTGAAGGATCCACCACGGACGGCAGATGATGAGGTGGCTGATGCAAGAACCCTTGAGCCATTCTCCAGTTGAATCGATCCCTTGTTCCACTCAAGAATACCCTGCTGCAACCATTTTGGAAGATATTCATATGCCAATTTTAGGCGAGATAACAGTTCTCTAGCCGTGCTTAGTTTATTGGCTAGTATGGCTACATTGACACTCTGATTGAACAGGATGTAATGTAGCATGTATGCCGTGACCGTGGTGGACTTGCCGCTCTGACGGGGCAACTTGGCGATCACGAATCTGTTGTTATGGATTGTTCGAACCATCTCCTCTTGAAAATCATAAAGTTCGAACGGTACAAGACCCCTATCCAAGGAGATGATCTTCACATACTTCTGAATGAAATAGATTGGATCTCTAGAACACTTGGTGTATTCTTCAAGTTGCTCTTTTGTCCAATCTATCCTAACATCCGTTGCCTTCAGATTGGGATTACCAAGATAGTTCTTGTTGTTCTTTGTATCAGCCATTGTCAATGATCTTTTTCGATGTATCGATAATCACATCGGTTTCCTGCAATGCTTTCGCAAAACTTCTCTTTGGATTAATAAGTTCCTGCAACTCCTTGGTTGATCCAAGAAATATTGCATTTGTTGTATTGTTGGTAGTCTTGGTCTCGTATTTGTCCTGCTTTATGGTTTTCATTCTCTGATGAAGTTCAACAAGATCTTTGTTGGTTTCGGCAACTGCCTTGATCATCTGAGCCACCACTTCATAGGCTCTAGGAGAATCTCCCTCGCTCGCAACCTTAAGTACACCATCGATGGCTTGAAATCCGAGATTAACAAGTTCCTTTAGATTTTCCCTTGCCTTTTGGAAATCTTTGTCCGCATCATCCATATCCACTTTGACCTCAATGGCATTTGGTGGTTTCACAGCGATTGCCTGTGAATCTGGATTCATATTCAATATTTCGGATAGATTTTGATCCATTCTACTCATATCACTACTCCAAGTTCACACTGCTGTTATACCGATCACTATTCTCCCGAGAAGATGATCTAGTGTTAGACCATGAACATTGATCATGGTCGCTCCAACTTTATAGTTGACCAAAAAGGAATTGAGAGATACATCATCTGCTGTCATGTCATTCCATCCAAATCAAAGAAGTTCAATGTTATTTCTCTCACCAGTCTATTTGATACTATCGGCCCAAAGATGTAGGACTTAGCCTGGAACGAGAGAGTGTGTGTTACGACTCTTCTGGTTTCAAGATCTCCTTCATAATCCTCGGTGGTGTTCACCGATGTGAGGACTATAGGCACATCAACCTTTCTGTCTATCTCGGTGAAGTTCATGGTAACTGTGAAATCTGGAGTGAAATACGGAAGTATCTGTTCCAATATCTGATATCCATCATCTATGTTTCTTGTCATAACATTCAGACTGAAATCTATGTTGTATGGAACCTCACTATAGGAATATGCAGCAGTGATTCCAGTTTCCGTTCTGGTGGCAAAGGATCTGTTCAGGCTATTTACTTTTCTGCCTGGATCATATGACATTGAAGTGATTTCAAATCCTATTCTCGGAAGAATGTTCTCAACTGCTTCTCTTGAAGTCTGCGACAATTCCTCTATCTTGCGGAAGAATTTTTCCTTTGGTCCATAGGATATGGGAACCTTTATTTTGGTTTGTTCGCTTCCATCCTGATTCTTCCTTGAGATGTAGATATCATCGAATAAAGAACCGAATGCAACGACCAGTTTCCTCATGCTTCCGTGATAGAAATACCTGAACATCAGTAGTTACCCTCGGAGAAAGGATCCTTGTCCGTAAAATCAAATATATCTTTTGTTATCTTTTCGAGTTCTATTGTCGATGTGTTTTCATTCATGGAATCAGAGAAGACCTTATCCGTTCCACTATATGTTGTATAGAATGCAGTTACTCCGGATGAGTAGCCACTCAGATATGTGGTTATAGACGGAGAGCCTACTTCACTGTGAACTTCAACTGCTCCACTTGCACCATTGAAATTGAGCACTGTTGCCTTGTATGTACTTGTTGCCAGCGAGTTTCCTTGATATATGGTTTCTCCATCATAGAAGGTTTTTCCAGTTCCAGATAGTGTGAACTTCTTCACAGGATGCATAAGGTTCTTTTCTATAACATCAACTTCCTTGATCTTCGTGTCTATGTTTTCACCACTGTAACGGAATAGTTCACAGGATAGTTCATAGGCAAAATATGAATTTCTGGTCTGTACATACTTGATCTCATACAGACCTCCATACTCCGGAAAATAAATTATGTCTCCCTCATTTGGAGCAATATCCGTCCCATACTTGGATGATTCTTCGGTAAATCTCTTTTTTGAAACCATCAGTGTCAGTGAGTCTTGCAAGTTGATTCCAAACTTATCGATTATCTTGTTCTGATGCTCAAAGAACTCATAGTTGCTGACAAACATCTCTATCTGAAAACTCTTATTGAATTTTGATACTGGATCTTCTCCAAACAGATAGTCAAGATTTTGAAATTTTCTGAAGATATAATGAACATCAAATCCGAAGATCTGTATCTGCTCTCTTACAAGTTGCTGAAACAGGTCCGATTCTCTGGAAGAAACCTTGAAGTAATTGTTTCTTGCCATTTAACCCACCATGAAATCCACTGGAAGTTCGTATTTACTCTGAACGCTATTTTCTATTTCAAGAAGTTCTGTTGTGGCGTCTGTATACATCGTTGCTGCATCGAATCTCATCCCACCAGGCAATGCTATATTGGAGAATTTACTGAGATTCGCAGCCCATTGTCGCTTGATCAATGCCGTAACATATCGTTTCAATAGGATATCGTTGTATATCTCGGGATATGTCTCGGGATTAAGAGCCACAAAAGCACGAACCATCAGTTTGTCACCCGCCTTGAAAGTCTCAGACCAGGATGTTTCTATCTTTAGTTTGTTTGTAACACGACTGAATGTTATCTGCTTCTCTGGACTTAGAAACTGTTGCAACAGGGACAGATACTGCTTTGTAGTATCGTAGTAGTTAAGATTCGATGTTCCTGTTAGAAATCCATTGAAGTAGTCATTCAACATGAGTTGATACTGAACACTGAACATTCCACTCTGAACAGCGTTATCGACTATGAAGACCTTCTCAATGCTTACTATTTCTCCACCAGAAGAACCTGTTGATATGTTATTCGTGTTTATGTACCTGTTATCAATGTCAGTTTGTGTTATCACATATGGAAGATATGCCTCCTCAACACCATCAAAATGATACTGTGAGAAGAATTGCAATGCATCGTCTATTCTATCCTCTACCTGAGCATCATCGACATTTATTTCAATTACAGGAAATCCTAGCCGTCTAAGGGCATAATCCTTCAACTGTTCTCTTGAGGAAATGTTCATTGGCGTGTTCCTTTTCTTAAATTCTCAAAATACTTATCATCCATCTCACGCTGACTTCTACACATCCTCATCTCGTTTATGTGAAAACTTATTTTTTCCGCTAGTGGATATGGCAATCCACAACCAACTTGCTTTCTTCCGTCAGAAACATAATGTTTTTTTCCGTCATAATAATGAACAATGTGACTCCCCTTATCATATTGAGGAAGGACATTCACAAGATCGGAGAGGTTGAATCTCTCTCCATTTATAGTCAACATTTCACCAATTCTATGCAAAATCATTCGTAGGTATTGAATTCTTCCTTTGGACTTATTATGGAATAAATGGAGCCAGAAGATTTATTCAGTTTGGCAAACTTAACTTCATTTTTCGTTGCTGCCGAATTTATCGATGCTATGGTTGTATCAGTTTGATTAATAAGGCTATTTTGATAAGAAATTAGATCAAGTCTAAGATTTATCATATCGGTAGAATTTATATTTCTGGTTATTCCTCTACCATCTATGAATGAATAAGTCGAAGCAGTTATACCTTGGCTAGCAAGATAACCACTATCCATTATGTACCTCATGGTATTCTGATTAAGTGGATCTATGTACAGGGAATTGTGCGACAACCCTATTCCATACGACATTCCCCCACCATTTGAAAAAAGCCTTACGAATGGATTCGTACCGTACTGAGTCTGAAATACACTTCCACATGAGCCGATGTTTCCATATGCACCTTCTATCATCGCAACCAGGGATCTACTTGCATCATAGACTGCATCTATCCTGTAATTCTGTCTGAAAACTCCTATGCTCAGATCATTATCGTAAACATCAGACAGATTGTATATGAAATCATAACCATGAGATGTGGTGTTTCCATATGCAGCGACATAAGGAAGAACTATATGTCCATAGGATAGACTGTAACCAGTTGGATCGGAGAATCCAGTTGCACCAGTGTAACCCAGAGTATACCGAACGACATTCCTTACTCCTATTTCACTCTTGTTGGCATATGCTGGTCCTGTTGGGCCTAGAGTAAGGTTTGCCAATCTCGTCACTGTTCCAGAGAAAAAATCCTTGCTTTCTCCATAAAAAGCACTGCTTCCTTCGATACCATTGAAGTTCAATATGAATGCAGTTTCAGGATTTCTTGTAAATCCCTGCGTGGTTGGAACTGAAAGAGTTCCAGATGCGTGAGGAAGAAATCCATATCCGGTTTTTCCGAATATTCCATATGTGCTTCCAGACTCCAGAACTCTTGTCGAGTCAATATATCCGTCAAAATATTCGTTTCCAAGATGGTCACATCCGATGTATATTGGATTATCATATCTCATCTCCGGAAAAGAGGATGCAGTAACGCTTCGCGTAAACACATTCTTACCATTGAAATATCCCGATATGAGATATCCTGTTCCAGAGGTTACATTTCTTATTACGGAAACAGCCACATGATGCCAGGTGTTCAGTGTCAAGCCTGCGGTATTCACTATATTTTCCGAATAGTTGTATCCGGATGCATAACCATAGGATTGCCAGGCAAATTGCAGGAATCCTGCGGAACTATCATATCCAAGTTTCCAGTTTGCAGATGCTCCCGTTGGACCCTTCTGCATCAAAGTGAAATTTGTTGCTATGCTCTCTGGTCTAAAAAACAACTCCATTGAATATGAGGCAGTCGAATTGGCAGCAAGGTTATTGTGTGGTGCGGTATATCCGCCCGTGTAGTTCGTCTTGCTTATGTTTGAAACAACCAAGCCAGAACCAGTATATCCGTTTATATTTTTTGTGAATTTACCCGATGACAGGCCAAATTTCTTTTGTGTTGTGGAATGGTATGGTATCGTAGTTGTGTCGAGAGAATTGTAAACAGTCGTTACTTTAGTTACATCCTGCACAATTCTGTCACCATGAGTGAACTGCAATGGTGTGTCTGGTGTATAGAGAACCACCTCTGTTCTTGGATCGTATTGTGCTAAAATAGAAGGTGGTGAATCGGGAATACGAATTGCTACTGATCCATCCTGACCTATTGAAATCGTGGACTGATCATCAATTCCAACGACAGGACTTGTCAACAAAGATGATAATGAATCTTCATTGATGAAATGATAACTGGTTCGATTAGCGGACAGCCTAACATCCGGATTTATTGAGTCAGCATAACTTTCCAATGAAACAGAAGTTATCTTTCCATCTGCGTCTAGCGTGCATAGCCTGTAAGCCATCTTGAGTTTCTCCCGACTAAAGCGAATTTATCAGATCGAATATTGAAAAATCGCCAGTCAATCCAGTATTAGTTCCAATCAACCCCGAGTTATCCTCCGCTTTAAATATGGTCGCCGGTGGTTTTACTGAACTATAATTGTTTCTTGGTCTAGTTAGCATTGATACAAATCCTGGTGTGTTTATCGCTGTACTTGCTGCAACCAGAGATGCAGGATATACATTGGACCAATCAAGACTATGTGAAAATGGAACATATCTATAACTCGCCACTGGAGTTCCTAGTATGTTTGTTGCAGCAGTACTACCAGAAGCAATACCAACCCCAAATGCTATTTGAGACCAAACAAGATTCAATGGCTTGGAATCAAACTCTGGCCCAGAAAAACCTGAAGCAAGTGGTTTTGTAGTTAGAGAATACGATGTATTTTCAACAAAAGAATTGTATATGCTTCTGAAATGAGTTGGAACTGGTATGTTGGAACTCTGTATGGCAAATGCTCCAGCAAAATTTGCAGTTACTGTCTCAAAATCCTGAAGCGATACGCTTGAGTCATACTGAGTGTCAACCCCATATCTGAATGGAAGCATTGATGCAGATGCCTGTAATATCAACGAAGAACAATTGGCGGATAGGTAATTTACTTCCGATAGACATGAAACACAATTTTTTACGGTTGCGGTTGATGAATAAAGAGCACAAATTCCTCTTTGCGCGATATTTGTTGCGCAGGAACTCATTTCCAAGGAAGAGTTTCTCAGTGCTGTAAATGCAAAATTTCTTGATAGAAGTGCGACGGAAGAACTGCACTTGATACTTGATGATCCAGACGAGACATATCCATTTCCAACAACCTTCTGTGTGGTTATGATATCATATTGATATGGAAAACTTATAGATCCAACATTCACGGATGTTACTTCAGTGCCATATCCGCTGGCTGTTGTGGTTGTGGTATTTGCATCTGCAATGTCCTTCGGAACACCATATGTTTCAATTACGCCAGAAGATGTTTCTTTTATTATTGGCATCTATATTTCCGTTATCTCTGTGTCTTTGGATCGCCACCTTCGGCTAAACCAACCCTTACTGCTATATTGAGAACCCTATCCCTTGAATTCCAATCCCATACGGTTCCCGTTATTTTTCCATCTGGAGAGGAGTATGTCTGACCAGGAATAAAGGAATTCTCGGCAAAAGTTCCACCGCTCTTCAGTTTAAGAGTGACAAGTGATTGTCCCGTAAATGCTGAATAGCATCTTTCCAATGTCATGGTTGAGGAATTAAGTGCAGAAAATGCATTTGATGCAATACCAGTGCATACACTACCAGAAGTCTGCACCGAAGAACCATCATTTGCATATATGCCAAACGAACAGTTTGATGCCACTATCTTTCCCAAATTGCAACGAGTATGATTGTCGCAGAATACCGCGGTATGAAAATTTGCTATACCGACATTTGTGCATAGGCCAGATCCAAGTCCTGATGGTTCATTTTCGACTGCCTCACCCAACTTTGAATTGGATGCATGGATAGCCATCTTGTTGCTGTAACTTTCAGTTGACGAAAGTCCGCTAGAAATCATTCCATAGTGATAGCACATATTCTTTCCATTGAAGAATATGTTCTTTATTTTTCTAAGTCCAGATGTCGGTATTGAGATTATGTTTCCAAATCTTCTGAATACGGTTGGTATTACCTTAACGGTTATTCTGTTGGAATTATTTGTTCTAAGTGACAAAGTATTTCCAAATCCTGGTGGAGATCCTGGTGGAGATACAAGAGCATCCCATTTATGATGGTTATTTCCATTTCCCAACAAAATTGTGTCATTTATGAAAGAATATGTGCTTCCGCAAGCATAGGAATAGGACGCACTCCTATTTGTTCCGTTTCCCTCATAAATAGTATTCTGTGTAAAATTTGCTGTTCCACCAACAGATGGAGATAGTTGACCCAGTGGAAGTGTCAATCCAATGACATTTGCCACCGCTGATGCTGGTATTCCCGAAGTACTAACTGTTCCATAGTATCCAATGGGAACTGTGCTAAATGTATGTTTATATCTAGCATTATTTAATGAATTATTGCTAATATCTTCACTGACATCAGAAGCATTGCCACAATATCCGCCGGGGATGCCAGCAAAGTCATAAGTAACTCCATTTTGAGCGTTTCCCCAAAAATATCTAATAGTTTGACCAGAACTAATTGACGGAACAGCCATCCAATCGTCGCGAATCGTTGATTCAAGCGTCAAGAATGAACCATTACCACTTGCACCAATCAGTTTATGACAACCCATTATCGATGCACCGCGAACAATTAGATTTCTGGCATTGTTTGGAAAAGATGTATAAAATCCAATTGGATTGTAAGAATTGTTGTATACAAAATCATAATCTTCTACTATCACTCCATATCCATTTTCAACCAATCCCATGGAGTTCAGAGATCCAACTCCCGTATCTATTTCAGCATAACCTGCTGAATCATCCGGTCTCACGCACTTTATACCAATAAGATGTCTAGTGTTTGAATAGAATGGAGAGAATTGATCAGCCGTGAATCCTCTTGTCTTGTACGAATCCACACTCTGAAGAATCAATGTTTCTGGCTCTGCGCCCACAAGTGCTATTCTTTCTCCCTCTGGATGGTCCAACACCAATTCGCTGGTCAGATCGTATATTCCAGCCGCAAAATTTATGGTGACAAATCCGGTTTTTGAAATATACTTGTCTCCTAACCATTGAATGGCTCGTTCAATTGTTTTAAATGGAGAACTTGAATCCGTACCAGTATTGATTACATCGTCTCCATAGGGAGACACATATAAATTCAAATCAGTGGCAATAGCCACACGATCTCCAGCAGGAAGCGTTACTCTATGTGCCGAAAATTCAGCCATTCAATGATCCTTTATCATACAGCGGTTCCCCCACCGTACATTACTATGTTTAGATAATCAAATTTATCACTATGTGTAGCACCAACAACATCGTAAATCTGAATTCCAAATGTGTATCCACCCGTAGTTCCATATGGATTCGCAAACAACATGGCGGTTGAGCCTTGTGTCTTGCTTATCGTTGTCTCAATTATGTATTTGGTGGCTTCTGCACTGTTTCCATCAACATCATTTATGTAGTTGTGATTCAGAATATAATTTCCGTTACCAATTCTATTGACTGTTCCCCATGAACCATATGCTATGTCTATCGTTGCTCCAGCACCGGAACTCATTCTCGCCCATTTCTTGGCGGTGTTTTTTGCCAGAACAGCACCCCCACTCGAAGGACCGAGTTTCAGTATCTTGGCATATGAATCTTTTCGAACCTTTATTATCCACAGCATTACTATGTGCTGCGGAACATTATTGTGGGGTAATCCAGAACCAGTGCTTGATACAGTTCCATTGACAGTTGGGGATAGACTTGCGGTGTTTACCGTTATTTGTCCTGTTACTGCATGACTATGACCAGTGATGGTTTCGGTGATTACCTGATTATTTGGTGATGTATCCACTGATCCTGGAGTTACCGCCGGAACCTGTGTTGAACCGAAATAATTGAACTGATTCAATGTACCGAGATTGGTTCTTCCATTTACTGGATTCAATAGTCTGACCACATGGCTATGAGCACCAGCAACTGCGGTGGTAAGATTGTGTGTCACGGTTGGATTATTTGCTATGGAGACAAAGAGTCCAGAAGAAGAATGATCGTGTAAGGCAAGTTCCGATGTGCTGAGAGTATGTTCTTCTTCTCCTCCATACATTCCTAGAGTATACGAATCGAATGTGGTATTCATTTCACCGGTATAACCGGTTGAGTCGCCTATTATGAATCTTGATCTTATATCGGGCTTTCTGAACTTAGTCTTTGGCTGACCACCAGATGCGGAAACCGTGTATATGGAACTGATTGAAGTATACACCCCACCAACGAGAACTTCCATTCTTGCCACATCATTGGTTATCACCTGACTGTTGTGATAGTTTCCGGAATTGCTGTCCGTAGGCTCTACTAGCACTTCGGCGTTGTCTATGTTTCCGGTTGATGTTACAGTTCCACTTAATATGGTGCATAGAAATGTTATGGACGGCCTCGACACAGTAAATCTTGCACCAACCAGATTCGATGAATTTAGTGGTGTGGAAGAATTGGCAGTGTCATATGTTAGTGTGATTTGCTGTGCAAATCCATAGAGTTTTCCTTCATTTACCGCAGCATATAGATCGGGATATTGAGAAATGCTAAGAAGTCCACCATCACATAGTTGCCATCCCGAAGGAATGCTTGCAGTCGAGCCAGCAAAAGCACTTATTGAACCCACAGGTTGTATATCACTCAGATCCACTGTCGAGTCACCAGTTATTATTGTTCCTGTGGTGTTCACCACGATTCCATCTATGTTTCCCAAGGGACTTGGAGATGAACTCTGTAGAGTTCCGCTGACAACCACAACTGGTTTTATCACACTTCCTTGATTTGACGGTGGGGTTGCAGTCAACTTGCCTGCGTTTGTATCCGAAAGATACAGAACCTGTGCAGCCGTTGCTCCTGTCATGGAGGTGTAGACCGAATCTGGTAGATTTATCTCACCAGAATAGACTATTGTCATGTCATTTCCATTTATGGTTTCGACAACACCCAATATCATGGCATTGACCTGCGTATCTGCCTTTGCAAGAAGATACTTGTCGGTCGAGGGATCGTATCGAATCACATCTCCAGGAGAGAATGTTGTTACTCCGCTCGTTAGGCCAGAAATATCGATCTTGTTCTTCACAGAACGAACATCAGCCAACACTACAGGATCGAATGCACTTGTTCCCATGTTTTATCCTTTATAGTTCCGATTCTACTTGATATTGATACTCTAGATTTCCAGGTGAACCAGCAATTCTTTGAGCGCGGAATCCCTTGCTTCCCCTTTGCAGTATACTGAAATTTGATGATGGTGGAGATGCCGTCTGATCCGCTATGCTTATGCTGGATGAAGATGGATTTCTTATCTCCACCGGATATCTTGGGGTAATGAAACTATTAAGTCCCAATCCGATTGCCATTATTGAATCTGGACCGGTGACACTACTGGCGGTCAATTGTCTGAAGGGAATCACAGATGAAGTTGTTTGATAGTATCTAAGACATTTTGTGAACTCTGATTGTGGATCAAGTTCTACAAATGGATTTGCAGCAAGACCTTCCTCGAATTGAACCTGTGCTATCTGAATCTTGTAGTTGTTGACTCCAGCAATATTCGGATTGATTGCTTCACTGACGGATTTTCCTGCAAATGTGGTTCCTGCCCGAAGATGGAATCTCAATTCAGGTCCATCATTTTGTAGATTTCCTATAACTCCACCATCGCAATCAGGAAGTGCAAATGTGTATGTGAACTTCTTCCAGTATGTTGGGGGTGTTATTACAAACCCAGGAACATATTGGGAATTTGTCACTCCTGTGGTCAGATAGTCTGGGGCGGTTCCTCCACCGAAATCTCTTCTGAAAGAAACTCCAAGGCGAGAATTGCTTACTGTTGACTTGGCATAGAATGATACGGTTGCATAACCTCTGGGGAGATGTTCTATTCCCTCCACTCTCTGGAACAGATAGGTTTCACTATCACTTGTGTATCCACCAGTGCCTATGTCGAATTCCAATGCGTATTTCGAATATACATTGCTTCCCTCAAGATCGCCAAGCGAAAGAGCAATTTGATTTACTTGCATGGAAAGTCTGTCTGAAGCAAGTGCTCCGCTGTTTACAACTTTCCACCTATCGGCACAGTATCGATCAAGTTCCGTTGTTACGGATCTATATCCAAAGGTTGTTCCCCTCTGCCATACATCGAAATTTCCGTTTATCAGTTTATTGGTTGTTCTTGCGGCACCGTTACTAACGGTGGTTGTTCCAGAGGAAGATGTATCCGTTCCCACTACAAGACCAACATAGTTCTGAACAATTCCAGTATTGGGACTTACGGCTACAAGTATTGGTTTTCTAACGGTTCCTATTGATGCCGGTGGTGTTTCGGTCAACCTACCAGGATCTATTCCGAGATAGTAAACCATACCCGGAGATAGGGTTGAACCAGTCATTCCGCTGAGATCTATGAATCCCGAGACTGTCATGAGTGAGGATGAACCGCTGCCACCATAATTTATCTTTGATATTACTCCAAGAGCCTCGGATTCCTCTGGACTTGCTGAACTTGCCTTAACATACGATCCATGTGGTCTGGAAGAAGATGTGATTCCCTCTTCGAATCTAACGACATCACCGATTGAGAAATATCCATCAGTATGATTTATTATTACGGTAGATGAGTTTATCTTTGAATAGATTGAATCTATATCAACTATCTTATTTCCAACATAGTTCATCACCATGGCCTTATTTGAACCAAGGGCATATAGAAGTGGTTTTCTGACGGTATTTGTCAGAGTTGGGGCATTCTTTGTTATCTTTCCAGCCTCTGAGTCCGAAAGAAAATAGAATTCTCCTGTTCCGAGAACAGTTGTTGCATCAGCGGATGCTATTGAACCCGAGAAGGTTCCTCCGACATATCCCAGCAGACACACATCGACAGTCTGTGATGGAATACTGAATCCTACTACAACACCAAGGGATTCCGCATTTGACACATTGTTCGCTTGTGCCAGAGTCAATCCACCACTTGAGACATCGTGTCTTACCGATGAGCCAAATGTGATTCCTATTGATGTTATGTTGGATATACTGCTGAATCTCTTGATCAGCGATGAATCTATCAATCTGGATGATCCATCCCTGAGATATACTGCATTGGTGTATGTTGTCCCACCAGATATGTCAAAATATGTCTGAACATCTATGGTGCTTCCACTACTGTATGTCTTTATTGTCATTGATGATGCAGGAGTTGAATCATCACCCTCGACAAAGGAAAATGAATTGTTGTTTGAATAGAATTTAGCATCACCACTGAATGCCAGCGAATCACTTATTCTCCATGCGGAATATGTCCTACCGACTCCTTCATAAGCCTTCCATAGAAAATACTTGTTTCCGCAGGCTCCCGCGATTACTATTCCTCCTCCACCCTCCTGAGTTATCTTGTCGTCACTTGTTCCACCAGTATTCGAACCACCAGTTCCAACTGCACCAAGAACAATGTTGTAATCGTCTACTGTAAGGAAATTTGTATTTACGGTTGTAACCGATCCATCGAATGTTATGTTTCCAGTGAATGTGTGGTCGCCTGGAATTACAGGGGCGATGTATATCGTCGCAATTCCATCGTCACCTTGCAATGTCTCTATACCAGTGCTTCCAGCGGTAGTGTAGACCTTGAGACGATTTAATTTATCGATTATCTCATCGTTGGTCAACTTATACCATTCATAGAAGGTATCGGAAAGAGTGAGTGGTGGGATTATGTAACTGCTGCTTGATGGACCTGTCGGCATTTCAATTTCTCTTTACTAGTAGTTCGTTTAAGAGTCTCTTAAGACTATTTATTTCCTCTTTCATGGATTCCATCTCGGCATTTAGATTTCTATTCCTCAATATTTCCTCTTCCTTTTGTGGATTGTTGAAGAACAAGGCTCCAGTTTTTGGATCTCTGATATAGTCTTTCATTGAAGAGCCACTATTCTAAGATTCTTGATCACAGGAACCTTTGATTTGTCGGAGGAATACATGCATACCTTGACCGAAAATGTATCGAACGAAGAGGATTCTGGAGTATTGTATGTGAATGATGCTTCACGGAAATCCTGTGAATTCAGAGAATATGATCTATTTCCGCCAGCAAGGAATCCACTTGGAGTATCCTCAGTCATGAGTCCATATGGCTGATTATCAACCGATGCATTCAATTGTGAATTGTTGAATGCCCTTCCATATACCTTGATGAATGTGTTTTGTGGTATGTTAGCATCAAGTATGACCTTCAGTTCGTATGCCACCTTCCCTGCGGGCAAGGTAACTCTCTTGCTGATGTATCTTGCGGTTGAGTCGGTTTTTCCTGATGATGGAGATGTCTCTTGCGTAGTGCTATCGCTGCTGTTGACGATGTTCTCCACAACAATTGCCGATGTTCTGTCCATGTCAATCATGAATGTTGATGTGTTGTTAAACACAACATTTGGATAAACATTTAGTTCAAAAACTGAAGAGTCGGTTATGGTATAAGTCTTCTGTAGGTACAGATTTCTGTTTGGGATCGCTTCGTATTCATCCGCATCAAACTTCACCTTGGTTTGCACCGAAACGCCTGGTGGAGTGAATGCAAATATTGATGGTTGAACGAGATTTGCATAATTGCTTCCACCCTGTGCAACATGGCTTAGGACTATTGCACTGGAAGATGGAGTTGAGAACTGGCATCTGTTGAGACGGAACATTAGATCGGTGCTCGAATCTCCCTGCGGATCAGCACTATTCTGTGGTTTGAACAACGCTCCACCAGCAAATGTGCTGGATATTCTTTCATTGGTTAGAATGTCCAGTTCTCCTATGTTCGCGGTGAACAGCGAATAGTTTGATGTGTTTGTCCTTATCAGAATTCCATATGTTCCTGGAGAAAGATAAACTGGCGAAGAGAACCTAAAATTGGTTGCGGTGGGATTAACATTGTCTGCCGATATACCAGATGGATTCTTCACCACTGTACTGAAGGGAATAATCACCGATGAGTTTGGAATTCCGTTGACAGTTGGGCAAATTTCCACCGTAAGTGGAAGATTGTCATCCTTGTTTGCAACGAATAGATCAATGCTTTCCAGATATATTCCGTTTGGATATGAAGACTCGGATATCTCAAATGTCTGTGAAAGTGGATCGATCCATAGGTTATACTTTGATGTGTTTATGTTCTTCTGTGGATATAGGGGATTCGAGACTATCTTACTGCTGTTTGGAGTCTTCTTTCTTATTTCAGCAGGTCTTACGGATGATATTCCAAGATAGTCGTCCTCCTTAATACCCGTACAGTGATAGACAGTCTCGGCAATTGTGGTCGCGTTCTCAACGGTATTGTTTATATCATCAACAACTCGCAGGATTTTCTCACCAACCTCAAAAACTCCTTCTGGTATGGTGAACACAACATTCAGCAGAGACCCGTTCTCAGAATCAGTCACAAATGATCCGGTCTGTCCTGCAACTGAACAATACTGATCGACATTTACATTATCAAAGAATACATGAACCGAAACCTTCGGCTTCATGTTGTACACATTGAATGTTATCGTATTCTCCCTAACCAGCGGAGCGATACTCTTGTTAACTATCGTATTCGATGCAACCTCGGAGTAGAAGTTCTTCTTTCTGAAATCGTTTATGTAATTGTTCTTGACCTTATCTACAGAACTGGTGAACCTCTGTATTCCATAAACTGAAGTAAACTTATCATCTACAACCTTGGTGGTCTTTACGGTTCGTGGCTTTGAGAAGAATTGATTATTCTTCTTGGATTCGGCCTCCGTCAATTCAATTGATATTCCAGACCAAATGCTCTCCCAATCATTCCACTGAGTTCCATATCCACGGGAGTCGTTCATGTTGCTTACAAGCCAGGCATCATTTACACTATTGTCATTTGACTTCACAATAGGTCTTTCCGTCCTATCAAACCAATTGTCCGCCACAGGGGTTATCTTTATGTTTCCAACCCAGTTTGGTAGATTGAATGGATTTGCCTTTATGGTGGAACTTGCCTTTTCCTGTGAAAGTATTGGCGTGGAATACTTTGTGTAATCAAGACATAGTATATTGTCTGTGGTGAGGGTTATTCCACTACCAGCACCAGAATACTGGAATTTGTAGGAATTGGCATTGAATGATGGCCTTAGTTCCCTTTTCTCAAGGTCAATTGAGCAACGATGGTCTGAATCGGCCACATCGGCCACGGAATGACCGTCAAATGTGTCAACCAGAACTGCGGTCTTTATTCCGTTGACTCCGTTTGTTTTGACTATGTTTCTAGAAACAACATCAAGTTCCTGCTCATTCAGTACGGCAAATTGTTCCAGATCATCAACTCTCTTCGATATATTTCCTATATCCTTCATGGTGAATCTAGAATTTCCAACCGAGTCTGCCTTTACATCAGTTGCATTGAATGTATATGCTGGTATGCTCAATACGAATAGGGTCATTGAATCACCAAGATCTTCTGGTACAATCGGACTATCGCTTGGTATTCCTGGAATTCTCTGCAATGTGGTTATATCACCATCACTTGATATATTCCTTGCTATCACCATCTTGTCTATTCTTGGAAGATACGCATTATGTGAATGCTTGATCGTGAATGGCATCGGAATAAATCCGTTGGAATAGGAAACAATCGGTCGATTGAATACAACAGTTGGTGTTTCCGATGCCGTAGAGCCAGCAGTGGCCCCTGTTGCTATGTAACCAACGATTTTGGCCTGATATCGATAGTCAACTGCATTTGCAAGATGAATGGTGTTTTCAGTGGTTGGACTCACATACATCGGTATATTGTCATATGTAATTCCGAAGTATGATTCCTTGAGGAATGGACCGTAGCCAGAATGTTCAAAATATGAATACGAAACAACTATCTGAAATGTCTTTCCTGGTTCATATTTCGTAAAATACTGTGGTTTAACATGCAATTTTGCCAGATCATATGTCGCATCCCGTTGACCATTATCAAAGAAGAATTCTCCACTAACATCATTTCCAAATCCATCAACCACTGATGTTATAGAATAAACATCCGATCTATTGAGGACAAAATGAATTGCAGATATGGAGTTTGCGCTGTTTCTTGTTACAACTCGCTTGAAAGTGTCTATCGTATTTGTCAGGTTTGTCACGGTCTCACTATATGAAGTAAGAGTCTTTTTTCTTATCTTCGTAGCGGGATCTGTGGTGGTTGATAGACCGATGCTTATATTCTTTGATTTTCCTACAAGATAATATGATCCATATGGAATATTGCTGGTGATGACAACGGTATCACCATCACCACTTATCTTTGCGGTTATTTTAGTCTCACCGGATGCAACCGTGGCTGTTGATGAAACTATCTTGATCACTGTTCCTATTGGGAAAGCCGTACCAGAAGCATATACAAGGTAGTAGCCATCAACCGAGGATAATTCTATTTCATTTCCACTTGGGACAAATCCAGAGGAAAGACACCAGTTGAATTCTGCTCCCTGTGCAAGGGATATAGTTGGATATGGATTCAAACTGCTTACCACAAAACCACGGAATACCTCATGAATGTAGGATAGTTCTTCAACCGATTTGACCATTGTCGCTGGAGTATTTCCATTCAATGGGAATATCAGAGATTGTCTGTCGGTTCCACTGAAGGCGGGGAGCACAGAATTTGTCGATGATATGTCACGAAGCATCGTTATCTTGTCGAGCAATTTATACGATACATTGGTGCGAGGATCAAAAAGATATAGATTTGTTGAATAAGGACCACTAACTGGTGTTACATTAATATAAGAAACATCGGCAATATAGGCACGGAAATCCATCGTTTGTCCAGACTCACTGCTATTGACCGAATCGTTGCTCTCGACCTTCAATAGTTTTGCAGAGAAAACTGCATTTGACAACTCTGGACCAGTAGCCTCAACACTGGCGCCATATACCACCGGAGCAGTTGTGTTCTCTCCTATGGACAACCTTATGTTTGTGAATATCGAATTCAACTGAGCCAGATTTGATGTATTGTATTTACCTACTATGTAATTTCCAAAGTAGTTGTCAACAACATAATCCTCATAGAGATTAGATGTCCTTGCCTTCGGAATGGAGATTGTATCCTTGAACTTGGTTTCATATTCATATCCGAAGATATAGGCTTTACCAGAACCAATATCTGCAAAGAATGTGTTTCCAGTTGCATTTCTAAATGACACATCGAATGGTCTTACAATGTAATTACCACTCTCATCAAATGTTCTCTGTGCAAATAGACGAATTAGATCGGAGTATTGGGTATCTTCAACCTTCTTTGTTATTACTCCACTTGCATAAGTCACCAGTTCTATGAAGTTCTTGTTTGCGATACTATCAACAAATGAAAGGACTAAATCTATCTTATACCTATGGGATCCTGGTGCATTGTAATTATAGTTTCCGCTAGCAGGATCCTTGAGAGTATAGTCATCTGCTTCTGATATAATCAGTGTACTTACATCAAAACCCATCACTCCAGTTGGACTACCGAATTGTCGTATTCCATTGATTGTGTTATATGCAGGTTGAAACTGATTGTCTGTTTTTATAAAGAATCCATTGATATAATAGATTCCCTCGTTTGTACCAACAACTCTACAATCTCCAGCGTGAGAAATTGTTGCCGTGGATGGAGAAGTCTTTACGGTTATGGTCTTATTTGAATTGCTACTCTCAAGATTCTTTTCTTCGCTAAATTCTCCGCCAGTAAGATATGTAACCACCGCAATTCCATATGGATCCTCTTCATGTTCCTTTGGAATATAGTCCACAACCCTCGCACGAACGGAAATATTTCCGCCAGAATCCCGTTCTATAAGATCATAACCTACAATGTCGCTGTCCACAATCAAAGATGCCGGGATATCAACGGTTGACGGTTCCAACCTAACATAGGACAATGTTTGAGTTGATATCTCACCTCCTATTATTCTTGATCCATCCTTGAAGATGTGATTTCCAAATCTTTCGATCTGATTCTGCAAGATAGTTTGCAATTGAGTGAGTTCCCTGGACTGCACGGCATATCCGGGACGGAACAACATCCTAATGAACTTCTTGTCCTCGTTGAAGTCATCGTAGTATGGATTTACATTGAACAAATTTGGATCGTAAGAAGGCATCTATTGCTGCTCCTAGAAGCCGATTACAATCTTGAATTCTTCAGATTGCTCGACATTTCTCTCTATAGGTCGTACATTTTCTATGTATAACAAATCTCCAGAACCTATATCAACTTCAGGTCGGGTGATTGATGTGGTGGTCATATTTTGTGACAATTCTGCGGTGGTTCCTTTCTCGACAAATCTCAATGGATCATTTAAATTAAATGAACCGGTGACATTGCAAAGATGCAGGGTTCCTGTGACACCAACTCCACTCGAAACCACAAAATCAACTATATCTCCAGTTGTAATCCTAAGTGTGGTGGAATCTGTTTGTCTTATCTGTCCATCAAGGCAATTTACTCCAGACAGAATCCTATCATTGAATGCCGCGCCACCGGAAGTGACTGCAAGTCTGGTCGTGGCCCTATATTCTCCAACTTCATCTACTTGGGTTGGAATCAGGGATGTCGATGCCAATCTACCAAAATTTTCATCTCCACCGAAAGTCAGGAATCTACTTCCACTAGTCTGCCCCTTTACCATTTGTGCAAGGACTTCTCCATATTCCTGATCAACATTTACTATGTTTGCAGAACTTAGAGTTGAAGCAGAACTAAATGATATATTAAGTCCGGATTGAAAGGAGCCGTATGATGTATCAATCAATATGGTCCTACCAGATCCATCCAACGAACGAACCTTTCCTTGAGCAGACAATGTTATTCCACCATTTGAAATGTATTGATATGCATTATCTCCAGTAGCAAGTGGAGACGCGGGTGAATAGGATGACGAGTAGTAAACTCTACTTGCGAGAGAGTTTGGATCGGTAAATCTAAAATTACCTGATACATCGGTTAGATACAATCTGTGGTATTTTGATCCAGAAATCCTCTCCGAACTCAGTATTCTTGCGTTTGCTCCAGTCTCCTTACCAAAGATGTAGTTTCCTGGTGCAAAAGTGGAAATTGAGTAGATGTCTTGTTTTGTCGGTTCTTTTATTATCAATGCTTTCAAAGAAACAACCTCTTCGTCTCCAGCAAGGGTAATTCCACCGTACAGCATTGGATTCTTGATTATGCCAAACTGTCTGTAATCGTTTCTTGAAGATATTCTTCCACCTTCAGTATTCGCTATATCGACAGCGATCATCAAATTGGCTCCACCAAGTTCACGAATTGCATTGAACCCATGACCCCTTGGTATGGAAAGACTTGCCGACATCGAATTGTTTAGTTGTGTGATCTGAGATCCTATTGTGGCACTATCAGCCTCGGTCACTACTCTGGGTTTCGCGTAGGTATAGTTTATGCCAGATTTTACTATGCTTAGACCAGTTATCTTCTTATTCAGGGATACAACAGGAGTTACAAGAGAATCACTGCCATCTCCATCAATAACCAGATAAGGAACTACTTTTACAACTGATGATGTTGTCAAGTCTCTTTCAATCGATGGGTACACATTGGCATAGTAGTAACTGGATCCAGCACCACCCTTGTAGAAATTGATTATCCTGAAATATTGACCTATTCCTGGCCCATCCGTAACATGCAACGCATAGTCGTTCCAATAGGAGTCTCCTGGGCTGCTGGCTTCTCCAACCACATCAAAGGTTATGTAAGAGGATCCAGCAGCATTCGAAGTTTTTCCAGTATCAGAATAGAAAGATGTTATGTTAGTGCAGAATCTTCCATATTTGTATGCCTTGGAGAATTCCGGAGAATATGATGAATTAAATGAAATGGAATCTATGGATCCTGGTTTGGCAGTTGATTCGACTAACCTCTGATCCTGATATTTTTCATCTCCTATGAATACAGGAATATACTCAAGTGTGATGAATCCGATATAATCCTCTGGAACAGTATAGATGTACTTCCAGACATATCCATCAAGAAGAGTGATTGGATTTGGGGACTTTCCCGTGGGCATTATGGTTGATTTACCACTCGCGGAAATACATTTATAAACATTGTACTCACTGGTCATGACATAGAATACTTTTCCACTCATGTCATTTGATTCTGAATACTGATCATATGCGGTTCCACTTGTCCAATCATGTCTGTCTATCACTATCCTGATATTATCCGTCTGTATTCTCTTCATGAACAGCATGTTTCTAGCAGCATCATAGGCACTTCTTGCAGTCTGTCCCAGTGAGGGTGGATTTGTATCTCCCTCCACACTCACTGTATTTGCATCATCTTCGTATGGCAGTATCCTTCCAACAAAGAGATAATATCGATTGCTGCTCGACAGACCTTCGTTGATCATCTCTATCAACTCGGTTTTCATTGATGTTTTTAAAGCGGTATTTGCCATATTAATAGTTCGGTGATGTTAGATTTGTTCCTTCGATCAATCCATATTCATTATTGGTTCCTGTTGTTCCCTGATATGGAGTTCCATTTGCATTCGAGTGGAAGTGATATCCTATTGGCATTCTAAAGAATGGGTTGAGAGCAATAGCACCAAAAGAAGCCCCTGGACCACAAACTCCATTGAGAACACCAGTCAATCCCTTTATTGATCTTGTATTTGGATGATGGAATATCGACCAATATGAATAACTCAATCCCCTTGCTTCTATGTATCCCTCAACCGTGTTGGTTGAACCAAGCGCAAGTCCCTGTGCATCATGAGTGATCGATCCATATTCCTGTACTATTCCTATTCCGTATCTAATTCTGTCTATGGTTGCTGTGAATCCCACCAAGAGAGAAGGACTGTACATGAACATGGTGCTTCCTTCAACGAATCCTGCACCAGTAACAGCCGGAACCGATATATTGAAATCTATCTTCTTGAGCAGTATTGCGGCATATGTACCACCAGAGTTCAAGTTCTCAAACTCAAAAACCATTCCGGTTATTCCGCCACCAGTAGAACCAGATGCCCCTATTGTTGTCCATGAAAATGAACTGTCGAATGATGTTCCAAGCACTCTAGGTTTAATGAACAACTTACCACCAGTCAATCCGTAGTTCTGTGAATCGCTGTAGGTATTCCCTCTTGGATTGAATCCATTTGGATACTTCGAGTAAAGGTCGGCAGTAGTACCCATTCTGTATGGTGTGTAGTGTCCTATGTACGGAACCTCATATCTCTGCATTTCAGAATGGAATGGAAGTGAATCGATGATATTCCTCTTGAGTAGAATTTCACCGAACATCTTGAATCCAGCAGGATGAACGAGTTTTCGATATAGTTCCTTGTATCTTGTCAGCGATATCTCGCTTCTCAGGACATAGGAATAATCCTGATAGTAATTTCCATCGAACAATCTACCAGTGGAACTCAATCTTGATTTATTGCTTGAGTAGTAACCAGGATATGATGTTACTCCACCAATTACCGCCCGTATCCGTGCCTTTCCGTTTCCACCACTGGACAACACGCTCAGGGTTGGGGATGAGTATCCGATACCAGAGTCATTCACCCGTATCCGTTTTACTTCACCTTCAGAACCAATCGCATCAATAGAAAGAGACATTCCTATTCCCTCTCCCACATTGGTGATTCCAACAGCATCACCAATTCGATATCCAAGTCCCGAATCATCTATGATCACATCGGAAAGAACTGGAAATACATTCTCGGAAAGGGTTCCAGATGTAGTACCGACATAAATTGTCTTATTTGGAGAAAATGTTCCAAAGAGATCCTTTATGAATATTTCGGTAACAGAGTAGTGTCTAACACTATACTGAATGACATCTGATACCGTGGCATAGGATAGCACCTTACCAGATACATCATCAATCTGATATATTTGATTTCCCACCATACCAAAGTTTGCGGTTCCACCAGTGCTGGTGGTCTTAACCGATTTCTTTTCCGTCCACTCACCAGCAGAGCATCTTAAAATATCCCTTGAAGGGTATTTAAATTCCATCGAAGTGTTGTATATCAATCTAAAAAGAAATCTAAACGCCTTCTCCGTTCCTTTTGATCCATAAAATCTTCTTGCATTCTTAAGAAAATTTGCCTCATTAACTATTTTTCCACTTGTATCAAAAGCCAGTCTTGAGGGAAAATTAACCAAATACATCGCCCTGAAATCGTCTATGAACAAACCAATAGATTGATCGATATCACTGTGTTCTGTAAATGCATCTATTATTCCGAACGCATTCTGATACTGTTCAAGCCACTCATAATATGCCTCTACAAATCTTCTGAATGTATCGTGATCTTTGTTCACAAAATCCGGAACTTGATCGACAATGAGATTGCTTGGACCAAATCTCTTTATTACTCGCGGAGATTCTTCCGAGAGAGATATTGTGGCAACTGGCGAAGGTGCCAGTGTTCCACCGGAAGTATTGAGAAGTAGCGGTAACTGTATTCCCATCAAATATTCCTAGTGGCAGCATCCTGAAGTTGAATCACGATTGAATCCGGTATGCTTGAATCGACAAGAAGTATCTGATTTCTCTTGGGAACTATATCGAATTTTTGATCTGGAATCGCCTGAATTCTGATGTAAGGCACTGATCCCGTTGAAACAGGGAAGAATGAAACCAGACTAACCTTTCCGGTTGAATAATCCACTGTGCCTACACTCTCCTTTATTACGATCTTTTGACCAGCCTCGCTGCCATATACCGAAAGAACACCATATCCATCATCTTCGATGTAGGCACTGACCACATTTCCCACAGAGTTCCTATATGAGAATGTATTTGTGGATATTACAGACATATTTCCATCAAATGGATGATTTAAGGAAGCACCAAAATTAAGAACATAGTTTCCATTACCAGGAAGGGGTATCAATTTCTTCATCAGCCGTGTGCTTATCCTATTGCTCAACAGGGTATTGCTGGATAGGTCGATCTGTCTTGATAGGACTGAATAACGGAACACATTTCCGAATGTCTCCAAGAAGGAGCCAGAATATCTCAATATCGAAGATCTTATGGCATTCTTAACGACCATTTCATTGGTTATCGATTTATTTGAGTCATATGTTCCAAAACAATCGACCATGATGTAGGTGTAGTCTGGATTGACCAACTCAACCGAAACGGCAAGCATCTTCTTTTTGTTTAGAACATCCGATACCAACTGCCGTTTCTGTGAATCGCTTAGTGTTGGAGAATTCTTTGGAAGAACGGAAATGAAAACCTTTCCAAATTCTGGTGGATCATTATCCTCTCCACCCCATATCCTAACTGCATCGGCTACAGGATACTCCTTCAGTATTATGCTTTCATAATCGGAGGTAGTAACAGCCCGATCCTGTGATTGGTAGTATTTTGTTGCCGTGTATCTTATCTTCTCCTCATTATCCCTATCCGAACCACCACTTGAATAGGATACGGTGGTGATAGTTGAGTCGAAATCATTTCCTTGTATTCCCGAAAACACAAACGAGGAGGCGATGGTGTCTTGTCTTCCTATATCATTTCCTTCGGAGCCGGATGTCTCAAAATACTGCACTACTATGTAATTACCTTTTGTGGGTGTGGCACCAAGTATTCCGTCACCGAAGGATATCTGATAGTTTCCCTTATGATTTTCATTTATGAAGTAAACCTTGGTTGTTGGAGTAAGTTCCAGATAATCGCTGTTTTCCTTCCAAGATACATCCGCACTTCCAAGATCAACAGACGAATTCATGACATAGACTTTCGTCAGACTCTTGTCTATGTTTCTACTTGGAATCTCAAACTTAACGGAATTACTATCCGGATCATATATGAAAGAAACACTCTTGAACTGTCCCTGCCGAATCACCACATTTTTTGCCTTGTAGGGTTCTGAACTCTTGTCTATTGAAAACGATTCTATCAGTGTGAATGGATAGTTTATTCCGTCCTTCGATGCCGAAAACTTCGATCCTGCTGGAATTGAGGATGGGACTCCGCTTGTTGTCCCCATTGCCACATCAACGGTTGCACTTGCAGCACTCATTGAGTTTGGCACATATCCCAGATTTTTTGCGAGTGAAACTATTGACTTTCGCAGGACTGCCGAATCAAGAAATGACTCTGCTGCCAACATGTTCGCATACATTGCCGTATAATGGGTATTGTATGCCAAAAGATCAAGCAGAACGCTCATTCCAGAGCCTTCAAAGTTGTAATCGGAGAATTCTTCTGTGGTGGAAAGATAATTCTTCAGGTTTTCTTTTATCCTGTCGAAATCTAGTTCCGTTACTGGTGTTAGTACGCGATTTGGCATTACCTTAGTCTTTCTATGCTTACGAATACCTT